CTTAGGAAAATACAAGGGAATTTCTACACCCCAAATTTCGTTGACATTTACAAGTCCGTCTTCAATAACTGTTTGTGCCATGGCATGACTTGCCCAGCCAAAGGGATTTGACCCACGTTCTTTAAGAGCTCCTTGCTTGATATAATCTTCCAAGTAGGTGTGCATTCTAGTGCCACGATTTGCAGCCTCTGTAGTAATTTTTTGTGCATTTTCTACACCCACACGTTTACGCCATTCGTTGAGGGCCGCTTTCTTTTCTTCTGGTTTGGTTCGATCTAGAATAGTTGTTACGCTGGGCACTCGGCTACCGTCTGGCGTAGAATACAAGCGTCGGCCTTCTTCACTGGTGCGACTTAATTCATGATACGCAAATTTTGGGTTATACACGAAAACTTTCTCCGCATCCACAGCGGTCTTTTTCTACGGGATTATTAAATTCAAATCCTTCATTTAATCCTTGACGCACATAGTCTACAGTAATACCATCTATGATAGGTAAACTTTTTTTATCTACAACAACATTGACATAATTGTCAGCCATAGCAACGTCGCCTGGTTCCAAACGGTCTACATATTCCAACACATAAGCAAGCCCACTGCAACCAGTGGTTCTTACTCCAATGCGAATACCAATACCGGATCCACGTCGTTCTAAATTTTGTTTAATTTTTTTAGCGGCTGTATCAGTTACGGTAATCATTTATAGCCGCCTTAATAAAGTTTTTCTAATTGCTGATATCATATCTTTTAGCTTATAAGCAATACGACTTTTAGAAATAACTAACATTTTTAACTGATCCATTTTAGACCACTTTTTTACTCTATTTTTTTTATTTTTTGGTTTTAGTATTTTTTTCATAATGTTTCTATAAACTTATTAAGATCACTTTCCCAAACTATTTTAACATTATACCCTAAGGATGTCAAGTGGTTAACACGAGTTTCGTCTAACTTTCTTTTTTCTTTGGCAGTAATTTTGTAATAAGGATGATAATAGTCATCATCATATATTTTTGGATTACAGTGCCAGTAATCTCCATACACTTCTACAATTTGATTTGTTTGTTTGTGTATAAAATCTACATTATACCTTCCAATTTGAATGTTGTTTTCATAGTCGGGCAGATACGGCAATAATTTTTCTTCAAGACTACTGCGCTTTTCTTTTAACAATATTTCATTCTTTTTAGACATTGACAGAGAGTTCTCTAATCTACGACGGTCAGCTGTTTCTTTACCGTATATTTCGTTCCAAGTTTTACCTTTAAATCTGCCACGGTTGGCATTTCCAATTGCTTGTTTGGCATTTTCTGGCTGAGACATTCCTAGCCTTGGGTGCCCTTGATCCATCCACCGTTGCGTTCGCTTTTTAATTGACTCGGTGTATTTTTGTTGATACGCTGGATCTTTTTTTTGATCTAAACTTTTTTGTCTTTGTATTTCTCTTGCCGCAGGATTGCTAAATTGTTTTACAGTATTGCCTCTAGCTAACTCGTTTTTGCACTCTTTTGAACAGGTGCGAGATGGTCTTTTTAAATCTCGCGGCGCAAATTCTTTTTTACAAATAGCACAATAATACATAGACATTACCCCCTGTAAATATTTATCAAAATATTTTTATTAGGGGGTATTTTTGTTTTGTTTATTTCTATAATCTTCTATGGCTGCCTTCAAACAATCTTCAGCCAAAATTGAACAATGAATTTTAACTAGTTACGGAGGGAGAGCAAGCTCATCCGCAATTTGCGAATTCTTGATCTCCCGGGCCTCCTCTAATGTTAATCCTTTGACCATTTCTGATACCAGGCTTGATGATGCTATAGCAGAACCACACCCATAGGTTTTAAATCGTGCGTCAATTATTGTGTCAGTCTCTGGATCAATTTTTAATTGTAAACGCAAAACATCCCCACACGCCGGTGCTCCCACTAAACCTGTGCCAACATTTGGTTCATCGTTATCAAACTTTCCAACATTTAATGGATTTTCGTAATGCTGAAGAACTTTATCAGAATAAGACATGGTATTATTGTCTGCGCTTCATTGCCGCTTTGGCATTGGAATTGACTACCGCCTGTGCTTGGTCCACACTCATACCGGTTTCGGCCTCGGTGTTGCCTTTGAAACGAACAACACCACTATTTGGTTCAAGTGGTTCAAGAATGTTGCTGAGAGGTTCTTGACTGATCAAGTCGCCTAGGTTGTCTTGGGTAACATTCACGCCTAAACTTTTGGCTAGGTCAACAAAAGCTGTTTGACTGATTTGTTTCTTGGCTGTTTCATCTTTGCTACGGCCAAGCAAAAACTGGCTTAATGCAGCCAGTCGTTGTGTGTTAGGATCTGCAACTTCGCGGATTAACATTATCTACGTTCACGTCCTAGGCCAGCTGGCTCAACGTTGGCATCCATTTCAGCATCAATATCTTCTTCACCGTCTGCGGTTGGGATTTCTGCATCGATGCCAATTTCGTCTTGGCCTGGTGCAGGTGGTGCCATTTCTTCTCCGGGCACTTGTGGAGCTTGCCCAGTTACTACACCAAGTGCAGATTCTAATTGAGTCTTGGCACCTTGCAAGTTTTGTAACAGGCCAGCCAATGCGGCTGTGGCGTCTGTGTTAAACTGCATAGCTTGGTCAACACCAACTTCATTTTTGATCTGGTCAACCAAAGCTGGCAAATCTTTGAACTGCATAGCACTGATCTGTTCACTCATTTTTTGTACTTGGTCCACCATGTCTTGACTGGCCAGGACAACTTGAGCTTGCTGGATCTCGCTGGCTTCACGCAGGCGACGAGCAAGTTTAGTTTCCATCATGCTCTTTTCTTTTTGTATGGCCGCTTTTCTAGCAGTGATATCTTGTTGTTGTTTAGTCAACTGTTTGTCTTCATCGTCAAGTTGACGTTCTTTTTCTTGACGTTGCAAGGTCATAGCGGCCTGTGCTTGTTGAGGGGTTTGCTGTGGTGCAGAACCTGTTGTAGGGGCAACAGCTTGAGTGGCCAAGGCCTGCTCCAGCATTACCAATTTGAGATATGCTGGATTGCGTTCACTGCGATGGAATTCTGGAGTGCGACGGTGTTCGCTGATCAATGAGCGTACACGACTTAATAAGCCCTGGGCTTGGCGGCGAGAAATAGTATCAAATTTGATACTGGTTCCAAAATAGCTTTCAAAAACCTTAGCGGCTTGTTTTGTTGGGTTGGCTACGGCCAGTTCTTGCAGTTTCATTATCGAATCCTCTTAATTGCATATATTTAGCCCAGTCTACACATTTGGTTAACTGATTTTCCAGCTGTTTTTTGTGTATGATCTTGCTTTCTAACTTGGTTAAAACAGTTTCACGTAGTCCTGGGTTTTGACTACGATCACCAATGGCGGCTCTAGCGTTGATATCCTGGGTCAATGCGTTTAGTTTGTTGTCTACTGTGAGTAGTTTACGTGCGGTATTATAGGCACTGTGTTTGTCGGCTATACACCAACTAAGTGCAGTTTTGGTACTGTAGAATGTGCCCACTTCTGTGGCTGAACAAAATACTCGATATCCTGGACGCTGTGGAACAATGCGATATCGTCCAAACGCTTCATACTCACCCGAGTCCGTTTTCCATATTAGGTTAGGAGTAACGTCCTTGAATTCCTGGCGGAACATGCGTTCAAATTCTTGGTCTGGCTTCATTTAATCACGTAGTGAGATATGAGATAAATTACCGAAGCGGCCAAAAATCCAATGATTCCAACACCCCAGCCGATCAATCTATCTGTGCTTTTTTCACTCAGTTTACTGACACTGGACTTGACTTCTTTGACCATTTCGCAAAGATGTCCAATACTTTCACTCATAGCTGTCATTTTATCTTCTAGGGCATTATAGCGTTCGGCGCAGAGTTCCACATGCGCTTCTAGGCTTTTCTTTTCAATATCTGTGGCTTCAACCATGATTAATCTCCATCATATATTTATGGAAATAGGCGCAAACCAAATATTCTGTTGGGGACCTTCTGTGACCAATACTGTTTCAATATCTGGGTCGTTATTGAGTTCACGTAACATGGGCACACCTTCAGCATCTGAGCGTAGTACCGATACAGGATCTGACTCGGGCCCATAGACACCATCAAATTCTGTTTCAAATTCAAACATCCACCGTGTGCCAGTTTGATCCTGTATAGGGTCAGTGAGAGCAAACAATTGTGTGCGGAGGCTTAAAATTTGTGTAAGGGTTTCCCAATTGCGCTGTTGATTACGACTGCGATTCCAGGATTCTGCGTCGCGTATTACCTGTCCAGCACGATCCTGGAACGGCATGCGGTTTGTTTTACAATGACCAGTGACCCCTGTGGCCGTGATATCAAATAAGGTTTGACAGGCAAATTTCATTCTGGTGTTCGTCTCAACTCGTATAGCAATTCTACTTTTTCGCAAAGATCGTTGAGCTCGGCATTATCCCGACGAGCTTGAAAAATATTTACCCAGCGTTTTTGACTTTCTAATTCTTTGAGTTCTTGTTGTAGATTGGGATCTTGCCAATGCAATTCTCGTTTGGTTTCACCGGGGCGACGGGCATAGACTGTACGACCACCATCGGGACTTTCAAACACCGTTAATTCTGTAATTTTACTAACCATCATGTAGATATTTAAGCCAACAAAAAACCCTGGAGTTTTAATTCCAGGGTTGTTTGTGTTTTTGTTACTGTTACAACAAGTGATTAAGAACCTTGTGTTGTAAATGTAGCAGCATAACCTGCACTTGACCAACCAATTGTGCCGTTAGCGCCTTGAGCTGTAGCCAACAATACTGCTGAGTTAGCAAAACCGCCCACTGGGAATGTAGCAACGCTCAATACTGTGTTAGCAGCAGGATTAACTTGATACATAGCAACTGTACTTACTTGTTGGATAGCTTGCAATGTGTTAGCAATGAAACCATTAACAGCAGTAGCAGGACCACCAATGTTGCCTGTCAAGGCAGCGTTAGCTGTGATGCCATAAAAGTCCAACTTAGGACCTTGGAAGTTAACTACTGGTTGAGCAGCTAAGTTTGCGCCTTGAGCAACTGGACCATTGAGGGTATCTGTTGCAAATACTGGTTGTGAGCCACCAGAAACTACGGTAATATAAGCCATTTTAAATCTCCTTAATATATGGTCACTGAGGACCTGCATGTATTTACCATTTGGGGTAAAAAATTGGAGTTAGGCGGGTTGTTTAGGGTTGTTTAGGGCTCTATTGGCCGCTGTAAAACCACCGGCCAAGCGGTTTACAGCCTTGGCAATACCAGCATCGGTGGCCATTACCCAGCCTTCTTGACCTGGATGTTGTAGATCTAATTGACCCAGCATGTCCATCTTGATCATGTGTAATAATTCCCAAGCTTCAAATGCAGCAGTCATGCCCACAATGTTACTGCGCGGACTTTGTAGATATTCTGTAATATTTTTAAATTTTGGTGCAGTTGTATTATCATATAACCAAGTTGCAAATTGATCCATCAATTGATCAAAATTGGTACCCACACGACTATTAATGTAATCTATGCACAACTTGGGCAAATCGGTAATTTTTAGGGCACGAAGGTCAGCGGGATTAAACAATTGATCAATCGCGGCTCCTTGTGATCTATACAGTCCTTGTAATTGTTTAACTATTTGAGTTTCTGGGCGTACATTTTCTTTGGCATATACTGGCTCTAACAATAACAATCCAGGAACTGTTTTAAATTTAAAATTGCCAATGGGTTCTTTTGGTGCGCCAGGTTCTGCGTATTTTGTATGCATGCCCAATCCAACTTCACTGGCACCAATACGCTGACCAATGTCACTAGCAGCTGGTATTTTGTATTCTATCTCGTTGGGTCGAAATACATAGTTTCCAGCTTCTAGTGGAGGAGTTGACATGTATAATAAATCACCTTGGAAAAATCCCTGATAATTTCGAGGAACCGCGGCATCTAGCAAGGGCCATAATCGATCATAGATAGGAGCAAGCTCTTGAACCCGCGTAGCAGGCTTGCCTTTTGCTTCTGCATCTGCATCTCTAGTGGCTAAGTGCTGTCTAACCTGGCGAGGACTTGTAAACAATCCGTTGTATCCCTTGGCTGTAAATCCTGATACATCGGTTAGGATAAATGTTCCGTTGACGTCTCGACCAAATACTAATGCTGGTTTACCATCCCATTTGACTGTGGTAGTCTTGCCTGTGTTGGCGGCAGTATGACGGACAATATCCAAGGCCTTTTTTATTCCAGCACTGCCATTGCGGAACACTAGATCTTCCAGGTGTTCAATGCCTTTGGCCTGGCCGCCCTGGACTTGAAGTTTAGTGTCGGCTTCAATTAATTTTTGCATGCCTTGATTAATAATACGATCGCGTAGTCGAGCCAGGAAGTTGGCATCACTGTATTCAACATAAGGATTGGTGTTAACCGTTTCCATAAATGGCAGGCCTTCGCGTTCCATATGCTGACGGAAGTCTTTTAATTTATCATCTTTGCTGGGATCTTTTTCAAGAGCTGTTAGTATAGTTTCCACACTGCGCAAATCTGCACGAGTGGCACGTGGATTCAGCATGAGCTTGCCGTTTTTGATCTGACCAAATAATACTTTTGCAACCTTGTCTGGATCATCAGTTATAAGTTGATTGGTAGTGCGATCCATTATGCCGTCATTTTGATTTAATTTATATCCCATGGCTTTGGCTATTGAATTCATCATAACATTACGTTCGCGACCTTTGTACTGACTACCAAGTCCGCCGCTCAGTACAAACTGAGCCCATTTAGGTTTTGACAAAAATGTAAAATCTGTTTGTACATAGCCATTCTGAGGGCGCCCGGTAATAGGAGTTTTAAAATGCACAATACTGCCAGTTTTCTTTACATAGTCTTGAGGTTTAAATCCGTGACTCTGGCACCATTGACTGAGTTGAGCGACCATTTGGTCTTTGGTAAATTTGTTAGCATCGATACCAAGATCCAAATCGCCACTAGATTCTTTTTTGCCGGTGCTACCTAACCACTTTTCTGGATAACCGTTGGGATGACTAGCATCGGCTGTATCAGGGTCTAATTCACCGTGTAGGTCAAGTCCAGTGAGTTCTTCTAACCAAGTAACAGTAGGATCTACGTCGGTCTGATTAATACGTTGAGTTAACGCACGACCGTTGGCGTCTTTGAATACGTTGCCGCCTTCAAGTAGATTCATTATACAATGCCCAAATCTTTGAGAAACTGCATCACCTGCGCTTTACCAGCAGGAGTTTGTGCCAGGGCTTTTATACCTTGTGCCTGACGAGAGGTCAGTCCTAATTCGTTGGTTGCATCAGAAGTTTCACCTGGTTTGTATTTTTGCTGTGTTGCTACGTAACGTTTTTGTTGGCCCACCGCCTGTACGCCGGCTGAGGCCAGTTTTAAGTATTCTTGAATTGCCGCAGTATGTTGAGGTGTGCCTTGAGTATTGGTTATCTGTACCAATGCAGAATCCAGTTTTTCTTTAAGTTCTGGAATAGCTTTACGAACCTCGTCCATGGTCACAAACTGATTAAAAGTTCCGTCTACTTTGGTTGCTAATTTTTCATCAGACCATTTTTGGAATTTTCCTGCATAGTCAGCTGGTGCTGGGGCAGTAGTTGCTGGGGTGGCTGTTGTTGTTGCACTGCGAGCTCGTTGTTTCATGCGATCTTTTTTAACAGGATCATAAATTGCTTCTTCCAAATCAGACTGCATGTCTTGGATTCCGCCTTTGGGTGCGCCAAACATTTTCTGCAGGTCCTGGCCGGGCTTACTTGCAGCTACCGCTGCACTCATTTGCCCTGGATTGGCACGTGTTGCAATTTTTGCATCAGGTGATTTAAGCCACTCTTGCGCCAGTCCAGTGATGTAAGTTGCCATTCCTGGAGTTTTTGCTAGATCTTTGAGTTTTTGTTCCCAAGCAGTTTTAGGGTCTACTTCGGCGGCAGTATTACGTCCTTGCCGTTGCAGTTCTTTTTGAGAATATTCAGCTGACCTGGCATAATCTCCAGCATAGTAATTGGCAAGGGCCATGCCTTTGTTTCCAACAGATTTAGCAAAATCCATTAATCCTTCATCAACACGACGTTGTGTTATTTCATGAATTTGCATCGGTACGTCTCACTGTGCGGGTAAATTTAGCTGGGTCACGCTGATTGATAGCGTTAAGCAGTTTGCGTTGTAGATTCTGGGCATCTTCTGGGCTGTAACTAGAATCAATCTGCTCTAACAAGCGTATAGCACTGGCTATGACGTTAGCGGCACGGTTTTCAATGACATGGCGCCGATCACGCTCAATGTACATTGAGTCCAATTCTTCCAGTAAACTTCTAGTCTTTTTTTGCATTTTGGGTCCAGAACCTTTTTATTATTTATTACTTTTGCCCACAAGCATCGTCACAAATAACCAATCTTCCTTGTGTGTAGTCCTTGATTTTCCAACTATTTTCCACGGATTCAAACCATTTGATACATTCTTCTAATGGGTGCTCCAATGCATTATTTTTTGTAATTAACGGAATTAATTGAGCATTAGCAGCTTCGTGATATTGCCCTGCGCCATAGGTTTTGGGGTAAAATCCAGTCCAACAGCACGGGCTAACATCACCCGTAGATGAAATATAAATGCTTTTTAATTTTTTAGTCTGACATGTTACGGATGTTGACGGCTGTCTTTCTGGAAGTATATCTTCCAATAACACTTGATCTGTAGTTTTTTTATGGAATAATATTTTAAAATCTTTTTCTCCAGTGTAGTTGCCCAACACATGCGTCAAGTTTCCGTCACAATCAAACACTGGTGCAGTATTTCGTCCTTCATCAATCAATTGAAAATCTGCAAATCCTAACTGTTGACTTAATTTCCGACAACTATCCACCTGATGTTGATTATGATTAAATTTAATCATTTTCCAAACGGCCTTGCCGCCGTTGCTAATAAAAATGCCGGCATTACGAATTACAGTGTTCCATACTGTGTTTTGTCTATACAAATGATGTGTGTCTTCAAGTCCATCTAAACAAAATAATACTGTAGCACCAGTCTGGGCCAATTTGTTCCAAAACGTTTGATCTCTTGCTCCACCATTGGTGCTTATTTTAATATTTAAATTAGGATTTTGATTTAAGAAATATTCTACAATGCCAGGCCCTTCTGGATTCATTACAATGTCTCCAAAATTTCCATTAATGTAAATGCTTGTTAATTGTTTTAAAAAATCAGTCGTAAAGATACAGGTAGCTTGAGCCAATGTAAGATTTACTTCTGGGTATCCGCTGTTGTAAGGGTAGCCCCAAAATGTTCTAGGACACCATGGACAGCTAGCATTACATAAGCTAGAAATTTCTAAATGCACATCTCTAATATCATTAAATGATATCATGACTGTTTGATCTGTCCTAGTAGCTGTTTTAATTTGGCGCTTTGCACATCTGCGGTAATTTTTCCTGTTTCTTCTACAGGCTCGCTATTGCTAATCATTGTGCTCTTGGCTTTGATGCTATCTAACAAGTTGCCTTTGGCAAAACTATTAACAGGACCAGCTTCCTCACCTGGATCAGTAATACGCATGGTTTCAATATTATAGTCAAGATCAATTTTTTGTCCAACACCTGTACTAGAGCGTGACTTCATACATTGTATTTGATACTTGCCACGCTCACGCATGGCACGACTTGTAAAGATACCAAACACGTTATCTGCGGTATTGATCTTAGAGATGCCACCTGAAATATGACTATGGTCAAATTCGATTTCTTCTACCGCTGATCGATTCAACTGGCTAGCTGTCACAAACAACACATTAAGTTCTTTGGCCAAGTTACGCAATTCTTCACTAACATATTTGTCTTTGACAAACAGGTCATTGGGGCTGACCTTGGCTGATACCGGCATCAACAGGTCCAAGTAGTCACACATGATAAAGTCTACTTTAATTCCGGTCTGCACTTGCACTTCTTTGATGTAACTGCGAATATCGTTGATGTTGCTCTGTGCCGGTAATGCTTTGATACGATACTGCCCAGCTTTCTTACTTACCAACTTGACCTTGAGTTCGGTTTGATCAATGTCCTTGCGAATTTCTTTTGTGCTCATGCCTGCCAACATGGCATCAGTTCTTAGGGCACAAAGTTCTTCTGAGAGTTCTAAACTGATGTACACACCACTAAGTCCTGCTTGTAACCAGCTGAGTGCTATATTCATCATAACAAGCGACTTACCCGACCCTGATCCGCCGGCAAAGATATTAAGTTCCCCACGACTGAATCCGCCATACAAGATTTTGTCCATCTGTGGCCAACCTGTTGATACTTGTCCGCCTGAATTAAAATACTTGTTAATACGAGCCTGTGGATCTGCAAAGTAATCTGTGCCCATGTCTTTGGTCAAACTAATTTGAACTGCATCTTTGATTAGTTTTTCTACAGGGTCATACTCGCCCTTTTCCAACAAGTCTGCTGACTTTAAAATTGCTCGTTCTAGTTCTTGCCTGCGAGTAAATTGTTCAAACTCTTGCATAAACCAGTCAAAGTGGCCCTCATTTAGATCTGGAACATGCGCTAATTTAACTCCGGTGCTAGCTGTAATTTGTTCTGCGGTAGGCAATGTTTTATGTTCATTACTATGCTTGGCAATAAACTCTGCAACCGGACGTAGGCTACGATCAAAGTTTTCTGGATTATAGATATTTTGAACTCGAACATAACTTTCAGCATCCTGGAGCATCATCTCCAAAAATAACTTTTGCACATCCAGTCCATAATCCTTAAGCATATATATTTTCCATTATTTGTTTGTTTATTGTAGCAAAATTAGTAAGATAATACAACTCAATTGACTAAATATAGGTGTAGTTCGCGATATGGGGATATCCAACTACTCTATAACTGAAAAGGAGTTACAGCTTGAACAATACTTATCAACCAAAAACTAATTATCGTAAGATTTACGAACAGCATTATGGACCTATTCCAGTAGACTCTGATGGCCGAACCTATGATATACATCACATCGACGGAGACCGGTCAAATAATTCTCCCGCAAATTTAATAGCTGTGTCAATTGCCGATCATTATAATATTCATTATGCACAGGGCGAGCATGGTGCATGTCTACGGATTGGTCAGAGAATGCAACTTAGTCCAGACAAAATAGTATTAATAGCACAAAAAATAGGAAGAGCAAATAAAGGTAAAAAACGCACAGAGGAATCCAAATCTAAAATGCGAAACAGAAAACTAGGAATCAAACAAACCGACAAACAAAAAGCTCACAAGTATAACAGAGTAGTAAGTGCCGAGACTCGAGAAAAATCTCGTAACTCAAATTTGGGAAAGTCCCGATCTAATCAAACTTGTCAAAATGTAAGCGCAGCAGTTAAAACTCAAATTGCAAATGGTACCCACTCTTCGCAAATAAAATATTCATGTGTTGATTGCAAAACAATCTATAGTATAACTAACTTATCTAAACATTCTTGTGTTTAAACTGTTTTAATAGATGTTTTTTACGCAATTCAATTTTGATCTTACTAGTTTCCTTAGATTGCATAATTATAAGAAGTGTAGCCAACTTGCCCAAACGAATTACTGCATCGTTTACATCCTTAACGCCGTTGGGCCAGTCAGGCATACTAACAGCCCAACCTAGCTCTACTGCACGATCTACCAACTTCATACCAGCTTCATCTTGATCTGGAACTACAACAACATCACGGCCAAGACTGCGTATTAGTCTAACCTGTGCGTCGTTAATTTCTGCGTGTAATACTGCAAGTCCATTGATACTAAGAGCGTCAAACACACCCTCAACCACAATCACTGATTGCCAGTTGTCTTTTTGCAAGTCTGTACCAAACACATAACCCGGTTGTATATCTTGAATGTAGCGCGGGGTGCGGTCGTCTAAAAATCTAGTTGTATGCCCCACTACTTGGTTATCGTGTGTAAACGGAATTACGACACCGGGGCGCGGCATTGTTTTGTATAGAAACGGATAGTCAAGGGTCACACACCTTTTGCGCAAATATTCTTTGGCCTGTTCGTTAAGTGGCTGTGTATCTGCTGGCAGGTCGCGATCTTCAAATTTAATGTTTTGCAATTGATTAACAATTTGTTGTCGTTCACCTAGAAGTCCCTCTATACTTCTGTGTTTAATACTTTCAAGATTTATGCGTTCAATTTCTTCTGTAGGTACAAGCATCCACTCTAATAGCTTACGAGCTTTAAATGTTAGGTTACGTCCAAGAACAAAACTAGCGGTATAGCCACAGTTAAAACAATGATATGACCACGATCCATCTGTGCCAGGTTTAATGCCACCACGTTGTCGCTTGTCTTGGGTATCGCCGCGATGAATGCAACAAGATGCGTTGAAACTTATCCAACCGCTTGCTGTTTGTTTTCGCTTGCCAGGTAAAAAGGAGACCACATCAATCATACTACATTATAGCAGATTATCTGGGCAAAATCAAGAATGTTTGGAGTTATCTATAGAGTAGATCAACCACATAGCCGGTACTGATCACTACAGCAGCACCAGTTTGATTAGGATTATTTGGATATACTCCTACACCAAATCCTGCATTAGGCAGATACCAATAGCCCGATCCGCCATTGGTCACATTGATGCCAACAACCGTTCCGCCAGATATTACCGCTTCGGCTGTGGCGCCTGAACCATCCCCGATGATGTTGATTTTGGGTGGGGCCAAGTATCCTGCTCCGCCGTTGGTCACAGTAATGCCGGTAACCACACCGTTTTCTGTGGTGGCATAGGCTATGGCCGGAATACCAGGTTGGTCTGGCACAGCAAAAATACTGTTGTTAAAACACACTCGCAATAACGGATGCCAACCCACAATATTCATGTGGATGGTGCCAGTCTTGTTGTAGTAGGTGGTGCTTTCGGTCACGTTGTACCAAATGCTTTCATAGTTTTCTGCGGCCTGTGCTTTGATAGTACCGGTGTAGCCATCCAAGGTCATTTGCACTGTGGTCACTGCATTTGCTGGTTCAATAAAACTGCTGAAAAATTCTGTATTTGTAAAACTGTTCCAGTAGTTGCCGCCATTGGGATTGCCGGCCCAGTAGGGGTTACTTGGATATTGACTCCAGGCAGTACCATCAACACTGGCCTGTGCTGTTAATTTGAGTGTAGGTATTGTGAGTGGGGCGCTGGGCACATACTGTGGCAATACGCTGTCTACGATGTTTACAGGAGCACGGGCTCCAGCTTGAGCATTGGTAAACACTGCTTCTACTAGGCCGCCGTTTGGTTGTGTGCGTTGTATGCTGTAGGTAGCAGGTTGTGCCAACACTTCTAGCAATTCTGCTGAAGTTAAAGTGACCTTGGCACGGCCAGTGGGAGCATTTAAGGTAACCAACTCCTTTTCAACTAGGATTTGATCGCCTGCGGTATTGATTGCACGGAACAGAAACGTACTACCTGTGATATTGACAGGCTTTTCTTCTTGATTAATAAATTCAAACAAAAGCACGTTGTCCACGCCTTTGTTTATGGTCAGTTGTTTTGCGTACACAGGATCGTACCTATAAGTAAAAGTTTCCCCCGCGCCTGTATCCATGAGTAACAC